ATTTTAGAAAAAGCTGTAAGGCTTGTTTGGAGATAGTTAGTTAATGGCTTATACTTTAGACAATTTAAGAACTGATATTAGAAATTATACAGAAGTCGATGATAGTGTTCTATCAAATACAGTGTTAGACACTATCATCAAAAACACCGAAAACAAAATATACAGAGAAGCTGATTCTGATGATAATAGGTTTTATGCTACATCACAATTAGTTACAGGTAATAGATATGTAACTATTCCATCTGATTTAAGATTTATAAGATATGCACAATTAAAAAACGCTGCAGGAGATCAGGTGTTTTTAGAAAAAAAAGATACAAGTTACATGGCAGCTTACTACGATACTCCAGGCACACAATCTGGTTTCCCTAAATATTATGCTAACTGGGACGCAGAATTTTGGGTAGTTGCACCCACACCAGATTCAACTTATGAAATTACATTAGCATATGTAAAACAACCAATAAGCATTACCAGCACAACACAACCAACAACAGCAAACCCTGCATCAAATGTGGGCACTTATGTATCCAATAAATATCAGGATTTACTTTTGTATGGATGTCTGGTAGAAGCATATGGATACTTGAAAGGTCCTGCAGATATGTTACAATACTACATGCAGGCTTATCAAAAAGCTCTTCAATCGTACGCGATCGAACAACAAGGTCGTAGACGCCGAGACGAATACCAAGATGGTGTTATTCGTACTCCTTTAAAATCACCATCACCATAATATTAAGGAGATAAAACATGGCAAACGTAGTACCGTTTTCTTTTAAAGGTGAATTGATGTCAGGAACACATAATTTTTCTACTGGCGGAGATGCTTTTAAAATAGCATTGTACACATCTAATCCTTACACAACATCTAGCACAGTTGCTTTAACCACTAATGAAGTTTCTTCTGCAGGTAGTTCAAACTATGTTAGAAAAACTTTAGGTAGTCAAGCTGTTGCAGCTTCAACTGCCACTACGTCTGTAGACTTTGCAGATGTAACGTGGTCAAGCGCAACTTTCACTGCAGCTTTTGCAGCGATATATAATGATGACCAGGGTGATAAATTGTGTGTAGTTTTAGATTTTGGTGGCAGTAAAACAGCAACGAATGGTGACTTCACTATTTCGTTTCCTGATCCAAGTACACCATCGAATGCAATTATCAGTTTAACATCGTAGGATTTTAAATGGCGTTTAAATTAAATGATAGGGTAAAAGAATCCAGTGCAACTACTGGAACAGGTACGTTTACACTAGGTGGAGCAGTTTCAGGTTTTGAAACTTTTGCTGCTGGTATCGGTGGAAGCAATACCACTTATTACTGTATCTTTGAAACAGGAACAAATAACTTTGAAGTTGGTTTTGGAACTTTAAATGGCGGAGCAAGCACACTTGCTAGAACTTATGTTATCTCCAGTTCTAATAGTGATGCTCTTGTAAACTTTGCAGGTGCAACAGAAGTATTCTGTACAGTACCAGGTGCAAAGATAGATTTACCAAATCCAGAAGAATATGGTTCTTCATCAGCGCCAAAAATAATTACTGTTAAAGTGGGTAGTAAAACAAGTAATCATCCTTATCCAGCAGGAGGAAGTTCTAGTAGTAATGCATATTTTCTTGATGGATTAGAATCACCAGCATTAAGATTTTCTGGTGTGGATTCAGGCGCAAAATATTACTACAAATTTGATACTTCGGACGGTAGTAACTCAGGACACCCTTTACGTTTTTATTTAGATGCTGCTAAAAGCACAGCTTACACAACAGGTGTAACAACTAGTGGTTCAGGTGGAAGTTCAGGTGATTATGTACAAATAGCTGTAGATGCTAATACACCAAACATACTGTATTATCAGTGTTCATCACATGGTTACATGGGTAATCATGTTACTACTATTTCTAATAACATAAATGGTGATTTAACTGTTGGATCTAAATTAAAGTTACCAACAAATACAGCTAACAAAATTTTAGTTGCAGACGGCACTTCTTTTGAAGAAGTAGATATGTCAGGAGACGCAACTATTGCATCTGGCGGAGCATTAACACTAGCTAATACAAGTGTTTCTGCAGGAAGTTACACAGCAGCTTCAATCACCGTAGATGCAAAAGGAAGATTAACAGCGGCTTCAAGTGGGTCAGCAGGAGTATCAGCAGGTTTCGCCGTGGCAATGGCCATTGCGTTGTAGTTTAAAATAGTTTATAAGGAGCAGTATGGCACAAGATTTTGAAAGGTATGGACAACATTCAGTAGGAACTAGCGCAGTAGCTATTCATACTAGTAATTCAGACGACGCGATTATTTCTATTCGTTTAGCGAACACTACAACATCAACTATAAATGCAAGTATATTTGTTACATCTTCTGTAACAGGTGGTTCACAAGACCATTACATAATTAAAAATGCGCCAATTGTAAGTGGTGGATCATTAGAACTCATAGACGGAGGTTCAAAAATAGTAATTGAGTCGGGAGACGTAGTGAAAGCGCAATCTGATACTGCAAGTTCACTAAGTGTTTGGATGTCTGTTGTTGATGCAATAAGTACATAAGGAGACTCATGGCCTATTTAGGAAACGCACCAAAAGGAAATTTACTTACAATGAACTCTTCGCAGTTCACTGGTAATGGTTCAACAACAAATTTTACACTTTCACAATCTGTTGGTAACACCAACGAAATAGAAGTTTTTGTCGGAAACGTTCGTCAGGATCCGCATTCAGCGTACACAGTATCTGGAGGAACAACTTTAAGTTTTACAACTGCACCACCAGCAGGTACAAATAATATTTATGTAGTTTATATTGGAAAATCTTTAGGTGAAGTTACGCCTGGAGAAAACTCAATTGAATTTGGTATGATAAAAGCAATCAACGGTGGCTATGAGAACAAGGCGACTATATCATCAACGTTTACAGTGGACGCTGCAGATAACATGATGGTCTGTGGTCCAGTATCCTATACAGGCACTGTAACAGTTAACGGGACATTGACGGTAGTATAATGGGAACAATATTTGTAGATAAATTAGATCCGCAGTCAGGAACAAGTTTAGAGATAGGCTCTTCAGGAGATACTATTTCTGTTCCAAGTGGAGCAACAATTAACTTATCAAATGCTACTCAAACAGGTGTTGGTGGTGTTAACACTCCAGCTTTTCAAGCACACATGGATGGTGGTTTAACAATTGCTAATACTACTTGGACAAAACTACCAATGGATGCAGAAGTTTTTGATACTGATGGAACATACGATCATTCAACTAATTATAGGTTCACACCAGGAGTAGCTGGAAAGTATTGGGTTTGGGGAAAATTTAGATATGATGATAATGCTACTATAACTGATGCTCAAATGGGTATTTACAAAAATGGTTCTCTTGTAAGTAAAACAACAGAATATTCATCTGATCCTACAACAATAAAATTAGGTCAAACATTTACATTAAATGCTACTGATTATTTAGAAATTTATGCTTATCAAAATTCTGGTGGTAACTCAACAATTAATGGAAGTAGCTCATTTCCAGAACAAGATGCTGGAACTTGGGGTGCATACAAAATTATAGGAGCATAATGGGAACAATTAAAACAACAAACATAGAACCAATAGCTGACAACGGCACAGTAACCCTGGGTAGTTCTGGAGATACGTTTACAGTACCATCAGGTGTAACTGTTAACATGTCTAGTGCAACACAGACAGGGGTTGGTGGTGCAAACACTCCATACTTTTTTGCTAGTTTAAGTTCAAATCAAACTATATCTGATTCTGTTTATACAAAAGTAGAATTTAACGATGAAGAAATAGATTCTGATGGAAATTATGATAATTCGTCAAACTATCGTTTTACACCAACAACTGCGGGTAAATATTATGTTTTTACACACATGACTTTTTATAGTTCAGTTAATGAAAATATAAATGGAGTTGGAGTACAAATATATAAAAATGGAACTAGGTACATCAATAGTGATGCAACTCATCATACTCATCAACCAACAAGGTATCAAAGTTTTTCTGCTGGAATAATTGATTTCAATGGGTCTTCAGATTATGTTGAAGCTTTTGCTTATGTAGATGTTACAAGTAGTGCAACAATATATGTTCAAGGAAATTCAACACAACCAATAACTTATTTTGGAGCATACAAATTAATATAGGAAAATTATGGCAGGGATATTAAAAGTAGATCAGTATCAAGACTTCAACGGCAACAACATTATGACAAGTGATGGTGCTGGTAACTTGACGTTGAATAATGCTGCTTTGAAGAACACTCCATCTTTTTTAGTTTCGAATACAGGAAACAACACTGGAAAAACGGATAATGCTTATGCAAAAATGACTTACAATGTTGAAACCTATGATACTGATGGTGCTTTTGATATTTCAAATAATAAATTTACTGTACCAACTGGAAAAGCTGGAAAATATTTTTTTAGTGTAACAGAATTTTTAGTTGGAGATAGTGCCTCATGTGTTGACAGCTTTGTTAATTTTTATAAAAATGGAAGCAGTGGTGTTGCACAAGGTGGAAATGATTTTGATTTTGGTAATTATAGTCCAACTTTTTCTGCCGTTTTAGATTTAGCAGCTGGAGATTACATTGAGGTATATTGCAAAGTAAATACATCTAGTGGAACATGGGGTCAATACGCTGGTGGTATTTGGCAAGGATATAGATTAATAGGGGCATAATTATGGCATTAAGTAAAGTAGATTTAGCAAACATGGTAGAGAACGTTGCTCCTGAGAACACAATACCTGATGTCAGTTTTAGAAACTTAGTTATTAATGGAGATATGAGTATTGCTCAAAGAGGAACTTCATTTACTTCAGCGAGTGGTTATACTTTAGACAGGTATACTTGGACAGACGATAGCACAAGTGCATTTACAATTACACAATCAACAGATGTACCATCTGGTCAAGGTTTTGCAACATCAATGAAATTTGATTGTACCACTGCAAATACATCTCTTGGATCAAGCGATCAAATTAGACAAGTACAAAAAATAGAAGCACAAAATTTACAACATTTAAGATACGGAACATCATCAGCAAAAAGTGTAACATTATCTTTTTGGGTTAAATCAAATAAAACTGGAACTTATTGTGCAACTCTTTCACAAGAGGATGATAGTTATGCATCATTTACAAAAGAATATACTATTTCCTCTTCTGATACTTGGGAGAAGAAAACTTTAACTTTTGATGGTGATACTGGTGGAGTTATAAATAATGATAATGGAGCTGGTCTTTGGTTAATGTTTGCTTTTGGTGCTGGAAGTGGCAGACACATGACAGCAAATCAATGGAATTCCTCTTATGGTTTATCAACATCTAATCAAGTCAATCTTGCAGATAACACATCAAATGAACTATATTTAACTGGCGTACAATTAGAAGTTGGAACATCAGCGTCTGATTTTGAGTTCTTGCCTGTTGATGTAAATTTAGCAAGATGCCAGAGATATTTTTTTGTTATTGATGAAAGCACTCAAGGAAATTATGATTTTGCAGTAGGTCATGCTAGAAGAAATTCAGGTGGTTATATTGTTTTTAGTCTCCCCGTAACAATGAGAACAGCTCCAACTGGAGTTACCGTTTCAAATGTTGGTCAATTTCAAATTGTAACTTATGGAATTGTTAACGCAGCATTATCTTCTCTTACATTTAATAATGCTGGACCAAATTTTATTAAATTAGATGCTAATACGGGATCTACAAGTTTTACTACAGGATATGGAATAAATATATATTCAGTTGGTAGTGGAAATGGAAAAATAGAAATAACAGGAGCTGAATTATAATGACAAAACCAAGATGGAAATTATTGCCTTTACAAACTGGACAAACAACACAAGTTGTTTTTAGAGAACTTGAAGATGGTACACAAGAAAGTTGTTTAGTTACAGCAGAAGAATATGTTAAATGGTTAGAGGAGGGTAATACTCCTTTACCAGAGGATGATAATGGAGAATAAAATTAACTAGAATTTTAACACATATGTGTTAGAAACAAATAAGGAGGAAAACTATGGCATCACTATCAAGCAAGGTCAAAACATATTTGGCTAACAACGGAGTTAACGAAGTTGACTTCTCAGTTGACGTTTTGCTTCAGGATGACTCGAATGGTCAAGGGCCTTACATTAAGGAATGGAATGTTTCAGGTGTAGCTCAACCATCATCAAGTCAACTGGACGCTGTAGATTCTGCTGCTGATCTCGAAGAGAGACAAAATGCAGTAAGAGCTACAAGACGAAACGCCTATGGTGATTTGGGCTCACAGCTCGACATGCAGTACCACGATTCAGTTGATGGTACAACTACTTGGAAAGACCACGTAGCTGCTGTCAAAACTGCAAACCCAATCCCTACAGAATAAGGAGGTAATACAAATTGGCTTACGTTGGAAAAGCTCCCGCTACGGGACGATATAGT